GGGCTGACTCGTCTGCGTGGTCGCCACCAAAGCGGACCTCGAGACCGTCGTCATTTTGCCAAGTATTAGCCATTTCTATTTACCTTTATACCTTAAAGATTAAACAACGCCTTGCGCAGACAGGACAGAGATGAAGTTCTCAGGACGGTACAGCTTGAGGCCGTAGCGAGCCGTAGTGAGGAACTCATCACGCTGGAAGTCTTTGTTACGCTCAGACTCAACACGCGGCATCTGACGCCACGCACCGACGAACGGCAGAACGTCTTGAGAGGCAGAGAAGAACAGGTTGGCACGAGCATCTGCGCCAGAGGCAACAGAGTCGATCGTCTCGGAGGCACCAGACTGATTGGCACCACACTTAGCCAGGTAGTTTGACGTGTAGACGTCGAAACCGTAGATGTTCTTCATAAAGCGCATACCAGAACCGATACCGTCAGCGACGATACCTTCCCAACGACGGTTGTTGGAGACGTCCGACAGGTTCGTGAGGGTATTCATCACGTACTCGACAGACGGATCTACAATCGCAATCAGGTTTTCATCCGGCACATTGGCCTTCTTCAGGGAGAGAGCCGCACGGGCAAAGTCTTCCACACCCAGCGTACGTACGGCGTTAACCGTAGCAGAACCAACCCAACGGTGGGCTTCACCATTAATGGTGTTCAGGTCTGCAACAGTCTGACCGCCGGCAACACCCGGCTGACCCTGCTTGAGGATGTCACCTTCAAGACGCTGCTTCAGAGCACGGGCCTGCTTCGGGATGAAGGAGGAGACCAGCTCGTTCATGTAGAAGCCGTCTTGCTTGTTCTTGTCGGTGATGTACGTAGCGGAGCTCAGGTACTCGGTGATGTTGAACTGGAACTCACCCGTATCGAGAGCATCGTACTGGATTGCCGTGTCTTCTTGGTAGTCACGGACGTTAGCTTCGCCGATAGACGGAATGGTGAACGTGTCGCCATCCGGGAACTCTTGAAGCCAACGGACATAACCCTGGGCCATCAGTTCGTCTTCGAGGACGTCCTTAAGCTGTCGGCTCCAGAGCTCGGAACGGATCAGATAATCCGAATTAGAAGTAGTCATACCAGCCATCGGTATGTTTCCTTTTCTCTATTGGTTAGGAATAGAAGGAGTCGCCCTTAGACAGTGCAGCTTTCATCATTTCATTCTGCACTTTCGGGGAGAGGTACTTACGCGGGTTATCACGACGCATCTGCTCGTAGTAACCGTAGGTGCCCTCAGCAGGACCGCCTTCATGGTTTGGACGCTGGGACGCCAGTGCTGCAGTGCTTATATCACCACGGGACGGAGAACCAGCAGGTGCCTTCGGGGCTTCACCGGACAGGCCGGCCAGCTCGAAAAAGGCTTTGGGAGATTTACGAGCCACATCCAAAAGGGTCTGGCTGTCAACACCCAAATTTTCGGAACGACGTGTGAGCTCTTCCCGTGCCTTGTCGGCGTCACCGTAAGTAGACATGAGGGAGTTCACTACCGTTTCGAGATTTGAGTCGGCCGTTTTCTTCGCTGACTCTTCAGTCAGGATTCGACGAACCTCTGCTCCAAGGTCCAAATCCACTTTCTCCGTGGGTTGAGATTCGATTACAGGGGTTTCCTGAGGTTGTTCAACCGCTTTTGGTTCAGTCGAGATTTGTTGCTCTTGTTGCTTCTCAGCGAGCAGTTCTTCAAGGGTCATTCGTTTGTCCAATTCTTCACGAAGTGTGCCAGTCTCATTTTTGAGATGGTTGATAAAACCGTCCGCATTAAAGTAAGCCTTAGCCAATTCTTCAGGATTGGTGTACTTCTTTCCCTCTCCGACTAGTTGCTCGAGGTAGGACGTAGACGGGTCAGTCTGCGTTGCTTCATTAGTTGCCTGGTCAGGCGTTTCCATATTCACTTATCCTTAAGGTCGAGGATTTCACTAAAGTGCTTAATGGCCTCGTTATAGCCATTAATGTGTGCCTGCTTATGCGCCCAAGAGGGGCAGTCATAGTCAGGCTTCTTTACTTCAATAGTATTATTATACACTATTTCTGCAAGTTTGTCAAGTACATTCCTGCTATTATACAGAAGTTTTTTAAACTCCTCCCGCTCTTCCTGCGTCTTGAGGTGCTGGATCCATTTGGTTTTCATTATTTATTAGGTCCTCTGCGGGTGGGCGTTGCTCCATGAGCATCTGTTGGGCTTCGGAGGCCAGCTGTTGGGTCTCCAAGTCTTCTTCGATTGCTACGTTATCTCTTACCAGATCAAACTTCTCCAGGTCGAGCAGCTCTTCCATCAGCTTGGCAATGCCTTTACCACTGATGTGTGCCCGTACCCCTTGGTCTTGCATGAGTGGGGTGTTGGAGAGTTGGACTAGGTTCTGCATGATGTTGGCGTTACGGGCGAAGTGACGGGCCCCCACGGGTCGCAGCTTGCCTTTGGCGGTGATGTCTTCCTTGGTGATGGTCTTAAAGTTTTTGACGTTGAAGTCCTCGTCTACCTGTGAGATGAGCTCGCTGGGGCCCATCAGACGTCGACCGGTCTCAAGCATAGAGTTGAGGATCGGCTCGAGGAAGACACGCTCGAAGTAGGACGTCTTGTTGAGGAAGACCTTGTTGGCTCCATTCTCAAGCATCTGTACTTCGAAGGCCGTCTTCTCACCCGGTGTACGGAAACCCATAGCCTGCTTGGGGGCGCCGGCCATCTCTTCCATCTTCTGCTCGTAGATAGCAATCTGGGTGTCAGCGTTGAGGAGGGTGATGTCAGGACGCATAAACTCGATGTCGCCATCATCACCTACGAACACCCGCTCGTTGGGGGCGTAGTCAAAGTTCTCGACAAACCCACGTACTTTGATGACGGGGTGGATGATGAGGTCCATACCGTCTGCCTTGGCGTTCTCCAGGTGGTCGATGCGGTACTGCATACCGAGGAGGTTGTCGAGGGGGCCCATAGCGTAGAGGTTATCTTGACGGTGACGCCACCCTACGTGCTGGATGGTGTCAGCTCCGAGCCAGCTTGGGTTGGCCACCTTGCGGAGGACGTAAGACCGATCAATTACCGTGACGATCTGGTTCTCCAGGAACTCACCTGTGTCCTCGTCGTAGATGTCCCCGTAGAAGTCCAAGACCTCCACGTACTGAGACTGGAGGTAGTCGAGGTAAGAGGAGAAGCCGGCCATCTTGAAGTCTTCACCCTTGGCGTAGTCGCTCTGGGAGGCGCCGGCAAACTGACGACGGACTTCCATGATGCGATCGAACACACCCTCATAGTACTCCTTCTCCGGGTTGCTGGAGATCTCCTTCTTGAGGTTGCCGAGGGTCATCACGTTGCGGATAACCTTAGGCGTCTCAGCGAATGAGGAGGCTACGGGGTTGAAGACGATGTCGAGGGGGCTGATACGGCGGAACTTAGGCCCGGCATACCCTTGGATCTCTTCGCCAGTGAACGGGTCCTTGGTGGTCTCGTTGACGAACTCAACCATACCGAAGCAGTTACCGTAGTCGATGAAGTCGTATATACACTTCTCAACCTCAGGGACAAAGTCTCCCATCCGCATCTTGTTGTTGATATACGCCTCGATTGCCGACCGCTTCTCCTTGGTCTCAGCAGCCTGGTCGTCACCCTCCCACTTGATAGCGCGATCGTGAGGGAAGATTGCAGCGATGTAGTTGGCGTAGAGGTTGTCGCGGATCTGACAAAGCTTAGGGATGTGAGTAGAGTTCTTCCACCCATTCTCATCGTTGTTGGTGCTGGAGGTGTCCGTAGCGAAGACATAGTCCCGGACCTCTTGCTTTTCGTTGACCCACCCGGTGCGGTAGTTATCCCACTCCATGAATTGGTCAGCGATCTGCCACGCCAGCTGGTCGCCGCCCATCGCCTCTCTTACGGTCAGTGTTTGTCGATTAGCCAATTCCTGTCACTCCTCCGAAGCGAGCGTGGGTTATTACGTTCGACCGCCCTGCCTTGTTTCCGCCTGATGCGGTAGCCGGGGGTCTTAGGTTCTCTACACAGGAGGCCAAGGCGTCCTTACAGTCGTCGTGTGGTGGGAATTGGAGGATGAGCTCGTCTTCCAACACCTGACAGTTACCACCTCGGTAATGCCATACGGCGAGGTTGTTGTAGATAGGCTCCAGGACAGCGGCGAGGCGCTCTTCCTTAGAACCTTGGTGGCGTGTGGGCTTGACTTCTACAATAGAAATGCCAAGCCCCTGAGGCTTAATGTATCCGTTTTTCAGCTCTTCTACGATGGCCCTCTGGGCGGCCGTGACCTCTGCTGCGAGACGACGGAACTGCCAACGGGTGTAGAGGTTGAAGATGTGTTCAAAGTAGTCGGCGATACGGTCGGTCTTAAACCTGTCGATCTCCAAGATGTAGATGTTTCGTTCTGCGTCCATCCCAGCTACACAAATAGCGGTGTAGTCTGACCTCTGGCCTGTGCTGTAGGCGAAGTCGACTGACGCTACGATGTTGAGGCGTTCACCCTTGTAGAACCAGTTGCCTCCGCTCTGCTTCAGGAAGGCTTTGTCGTAGTATTGGAAGCGTGACCGATCGATGTTGGCGTCGCTGCCGTCGTTGGGGTCGTTGTAGTACTGGGCTCGGAACTGCGTCTTGTCAAGATACTTGGCTCGTTTCTTTGCCAGAATCTCACGACTGAACCCGAACCATTTGCCATCGGACCGCTGCTGACGGGGCCACAGAAACTCCCCAGTACCATCTCCTGCATCTTCTACCTTCCGCTCAAATACCTCGTATACGGGACGGGAGCCGGTGATGTTGCCTACTTTGTCGTAGAGATCTTCTTCCGTCTCGATCATACTCTGGTATAGGTCGTTGGGGTGGTACCGTGTTCCGACCACCATCTCCTTTGAATCTGACCCCTGGATAGAGGCGAGAAGGGAGTATTGAGATTTAACCTTGTGGCGGCCGTCCTCGGTGTAGGCGTTCTCATAAACTACTACGTCGTCGAGGACTGCGATGTCACAGTGGAGACCGGTGATGGAGGTAGTCAGGCCGGCTGTAAACACCGTAGGGTCACGTACCGCCTCTGCCTTTCGCTTGGGGTGGTCGACCGAGACTTCGCCTACGGTCCACTTCTCCCGCTTACCCACTTCCTTGTTGACCATATCAGGCCAGTACTTGCGGTAGATCTTTGACGTCA